TCTCTCAAGGCTAACCACCGAGTTATCTGGGTGATCCAGCTCTCCGACCGCCCTCTTTTCCTTTACAACCTTTCTGTAGTTTTGGACCTCACGGGCCAGGATGGCCTCGGAATAAACACGGCCGTTGCCGTTCTTACAATCTGCTTCTTGGAGCTTTCCAGAAAGAATCATTCCGCCGTCGCGAACGAAGCGCTTTTCATCTTCGGTTAGAAGGTCTTGGCAAACGCCACCTTCGCATAAAGCGTAATACTCTCTTAAAACAAGCTTGTTAGACATTCATTCTTCCTTTTCTAAAAGCAGGCGCAACCTGCGCGGATATTGAACCGTTGCAGCATCTGCGAACGGGCTGTAATCTCCACTTACGAGTCATTGCTTTCTCCAGTTAATCGCAGTTTAAAACCGCAATCATCAACCAGCATTGCCAGTGCGTATGAAGTGCCAGAACTTAGGCAACTCAACAGCAGCAAATTGCTGATATTACGCTCGAAAGTAAATAGTTCTGTATATCCGTTTATGCTAAAAAGAAATGCGCCCACCCAGAAGCCCATACATTGGGGACATTTGAAGAAATAGTGGTCTGGGCGGATAGGATTTAGGACCTTCGAAAAGGTCAGGATGCTGGTTAGCCCATAGGCGCAAAGAATGAAATAGATCAGATCCATCTTAATAGAAGTAGTTGTAAGTCGATAGGAAGGGCTGGAAGTATAGGCCTGGGTAAATACCGCCCTTTTGGTCTGCCTGTGGTACCTCGCCCAACCGGGTAGAGTCTTCATCCGTAGGCTCGGTGAGCCTGTCGTCCTGCATCTTCTCGTACTCTTCCTTTCTAGCAAAGTAGGGGCGCTCGACATCCAAGAACTCTGAAATTGTTAGGATGACCACCTGAATGGCGTCGACGCCTGGATCTTTCGCCTCCATTATCTGTGCCTCAACGGCGTTGTATACGCTGCCTCCTTGAACCGAATCACGGAGAATCGTGCCCTTCTCTTTCAAGAAGTCAAACAGGCGCATTTGCGAGTGATAACTTCCCTCGTCCGTATTAACCTTGGGGAAAGTCGTTACCTTGGAGTTTGCGGGTGATACGACGATGTCAAGATCCTCATGATCATAGATGATCAAGTCTCCATCCAGAGTCTTTCTCATCCTCAACTCAACTGTTGCTTGTGGCTTTGGCTTCTTTTTGCGCTCAGGGCGCTCTTCTTGGCCAGCCTCAGCAGCAGGGCTGTCGCCCACTCGCATGGTAATAGCCATTATTCCCGGATCTCTCTCACAAGTTCCTGAATCTTTAAAATCTTCATGAGGTCTTGTGTGCTAGCGACGTCTCTGGTCTTGTACTCTTCAAGAATTTCCAAAACCTTGTCTGTTTTGATTACCATCTCTGGGTCCTCAACCATTTCCGGGGTTGAGCGTGAAGCCTTTACCTCGCCCTTGAGACGGCTTATTTCCTCGTTCAGGAAAATCTTAAACTCTAATCCACTGTCCACGAAAGAGAAGATGTATCTTTCCAATAATGTACGCTGCTCATCGGAGAGCTTTGTGTTGTATTCTTCGTTGAACTTCTTAACAAAAGTCTTGTATACAACATTATCAATTGGCTGATTCTTCTCTTCATCGGCCTCCACCTTCTCTTCTGTGATCGCGTTTAGTAGGCCCTCTTCAAGTAAAACCCGTTCCTTGGAACCCAAGGGGGAATTAAAAATTTGATAAATTGTAGCCAGACTCTTGTAGTTTGGTACGAAATAAGAAAAAATGTCTTTGGACAATTCCTTATTGATCTTGCTGATCAAGCGTGTCTGCTCGTTGAAGATTTGTTTCTTATCCAGCCTCGAATGGAGAAAGCGCGTCTCCTGTATGAGTTTATCAGCCGTATGGGCGGATAGTGAATCAACCTCAGTCAAGTTCTGATAGAGGCCAAGTTCAGTAGATAGCGCCTCGTCCTTCTTGAAAAACTCTTTCAGTATTGAAGTTGCTTTCTTTTGACGCTCGTGATTGTTCTCTAAAATAGAGATGGTTAACTCACGCGTGAGCGCTTCGTAAAGAAAAGCGGTATTTCTTTTCTTATTATGCTTTTGTTTCATCTTTCAGGTTCTCCATTCCTTCTATTAAATTTTTAATTTCCTGGTGCGCTTCAAAAAGCTTTCTCTCTTCACCATTATAAGTAGTATCGTTCCCTTCATTAAGCTGAGGCAACGTAACGGCGCCTGGGAAAAGCGACCTTCTTGATCTTCCGCGCTTCTCATTATTACTCTTTGCGCGGAGGCGACGAAGACGAGGGCCCGAGGACTTACGACGGTCGTGCTTCTCAACTTCGGTGTATTTGCCGTTCGAACGCTCAGATGCCTTGTGAGTCGTTACTCCGTATACGTTCTTTTTAACGTCTCTCTTGGCCGGGGCGGCGAGTAAGGCGGAGTCATCTTCTGCCGGGGGCTCTCCCGCAGCTGCCTCATCAGCGTCTGGTAGGTCCTCGCCTCCTCCAAGGCCTAAATCTTCGCCGCCAAGATCTTCGCCTCCTAAGTCGCCCCCAAGGCCACCGCCCAGATCGCCGCCTAAGCCGCCGTCGTCGACAGTCTCCTCCACGACCGCTTCAAGTTGAGCGTCGTGCTTGCGATCGTAGAACATCTCAATCTGGTTCTTGTAGAACTCTTCGTCAGAGATGTTAAAGATGTTGTTAGCGATCCAGCGACGGCTGAAGTAGCCGTCAATGGCTGCGCCGGCGACGTCAAATCGGGAGCGCATGTGCTCTAACTCTTGTAGTTCGGCCAACTTGGAAGGGTTGTTTAGCGCGACCTTGAAAGATACGAGATCATCGCCTCGATAACCCAAGGTGTACAGGTGAATAATTCCCACCTTTTCCAGTTCGGTTATAATGGCGCGTTGTAATCTTTGGATTGTACGAGCAAAACGAATGTCTTTCTGCGCAAGAGTTGTTTTATCTTCATCGGCACCCTCGCTAGAAAGATAAGACGAAGGGATCTTAATCGCCGAGAACATCTTGTCTCTCAGATACTTAACGTCGTCAATGTCACCAGTGTAAGTCCCTCCGGGAAGAGACTCAATCTTTGAGGACTGGCCGGCGCGGACGGGAATGTAATAATCTTCCTCAATACTCATAGGGTTGTAACGAAGGTCAACGCGGCCAGTATCAGGGTCAATAATCTGGTTACGCTTCATTTGCGTCATGATCCTCTGCATGTATTGCTCCATCTCTTGGGCTGGAACGTTCCCGACGTCAATGTAAAAGACACGGCGTTCTGGTGAGCGAACAACGCGGTAGGCCATCATCGCATCTTCCAGCAAAATAAGCTGTCGGTGAATACGACGGGCTGGATCTAGGACGGATGTGCCATACGGGGCGAACTTATCATTGCCCAAAATACGGAAATGCGCCACCTGCCAGTTTTCAAGAGTCATTCCAGCAGAATTCCACTGGTACTGAACGTAGTTTGGGTTGTTTGGGTCCTGGCCTTCAATTCTTTCAATCTCGTTGCCTGGGAGGCCAATTGCGTTTGTTATTCCAAGCTTCTCATCGATGTCCAAGTATAAATAAAAATCCCCGTATTTGCACATTGTTCGGCTCCACCCAAACAAGTTAAACTCTAGGTTTAGAATGTTGTAATAGAGGGAGGTCAGAACATTCTTTATCTCTTCGTTTGGGCAGTTAATTCTGAGTAGTTTATTGAAATGATTGGAAGTTGTCATCTCATCTGCGTAAATGTCTAAGGCAGACGCTAATTCTGGCATATACTCCATTTGATCGAAGTCGGCATAGCGCCTGACTCGATCAGTGGCGGCCATAACATTGGCGGAAAGGCCTGAAAAGGGGTTGTATTCAACCTTCTTGAACTGTTGGCCGCTGGCGGAGACGAAATCCTTGGCATACTTATCCATCTGTCGCCGTCTTTCGCGGCGGGGTTGCTGGGCCCGATAGTTAACAATGGGGCCTGAAAACAGCCTAGTTAATCTGCGAAAAAGGGGTGAATCTGGATTTCTACTATTATTGCCTTCTGCCATCTTTATCCTTTATAAAGCCACGCTAGCTCGTTATGCTGCTTCCTGGCCTTTCGTTTATTTTCGTTGTCCTCGTAAGGATCATAGCCTCTCATCCCGGGAATCGTTGTATC